GATAATGCAAAAAAGCTATGCAACCAACAACATTAAGAGAGTTTCTTCATCAATCCCTAATTGCCCTAATGCACTTGTTTCGCTAATCTGTGATTCAGATTGCACAGAAAGCACTCTTGCTCCGCCATTAATGACAGTAAATCCTCTTGGAGTTACTCTGCCTGCATAGGCTACAGCTCGGATTGGAATTACTTTGGCAGTTGCATTAACTTCATTCTTGGAGAATCTACCGCCTGTATATTCTTCAGGAGCTATCTCAGATCCAGTTGCGCTAACAGCTCCAGTAGTTGCTTGTAGAGCAATACCATTTAATTGAATTATTGGGCTAGAACTAGCTGATGCGCTGATATTTGCTGCAGAAATGCTTAAATCTATGCCTGAAATGGCTATGGAATCTACAACTTTCTCATTAATTGAGCCATATTCAGCAGTTAAATCTATGCCATTAACTGCTATAGATGAGTTTTGAACTCCGCTTGCGCTGATTGTTGCTACATCTGCTAACGCTTCTAAGCCTGAAATGCTGACAGAATCATTAACTATTTCATTAATATTGCCATAAGCGGAGCTTAATTCAAGCCCTGTTATAACAATGTTGCTATTTTGAATACCAGTTGCAGAGATACTTGCTGCAGAAATTGTAGATTCTTGCCCTACAATTTGTGTAGTATCTGATACATTTTCAGAAATAGTCCCTGCAGCAGCAGTAAGGGTTATCCCTGATACTGATGCAGTAGGGCTTAATACTCCGCCATCATCAAAATTGCCTGCTGCAGAATCAAATAAGCCATATCCTGAATCAAACAGGATTGCCATATTTAGCTAATCCGAATAAGGGCAGAAGCTCCTGCTGCTGGAAGATCAATAGTGAAAGTTCCTGTTACAGAAACTACATTAGCGCCAAAATCAAAAGCAGCCACAGCTTTATTAGATTTGCTTGAGTTGTAGATTAACGCGCCACGCGCCGTGATGGTCGAAGCTGCCCACGTCGTATCACTAAAGTCTACAAAAGCAGTCGTACCTGAAAGACTTACTGACGCACCAGTAAGCGTATTGCCGCCGGTTGTGTAGCCATTACCGTTAGCCACTTCATCGGAAGTCGTATACGCCGTCGTGCTTGCGCCAAGAGTTGCAGCGCTTGTGTACAGCGCAATCTTAATGACGTCTGTGTCCAAGTCATGCTCGCCCAAAAAGAGCTGCTGCTTGAACGACGAGCACATAGCCTGAGAGATAGCCATTTTTTACCCCTTATTTGACAGGTACACGAACCTGCCCAGAACGATACGTATCTTGACGTAGTTTTCCATCGCCAAGGTTCTTCAATAACATCAACGACTCAGCAAACATAGACTGGTACAACGTAACCATATCCTGTTCGCCCTTCATAAATCGTATGGCTTCAATCAACGTACCGTTCAACAGTGCGGAATCAAACTCGTCGCCAAGCCACGTAGTCCCAGCCGTCACAATACTTTCGGGGTAATACCCGTAATGAAGCTCCGTGCTGTACGTCAAGTTTGGCGTTGGACCAACAATGAACGCGGAGTCATCAAAGATTGCATAGTGCTTGGGACGCCCACGAGGGGGCGTAGTGGTGTTAGATACTTGGCCGGAAAACGGATAGGCTTCACGAATGAAGTTTACGTCTTTATCAATCAGGTAGTAATACCGGTTATCGGTATCAATAACAGCCATGGAATACACGTACAAAAAATCTGTTGGGATCTGAAGGTATGGATTCCCAATTGTCATAGTCCCTGTCACGTTTTTACGCAACGCCGGGATCTGAACAGCGTTGTAGATCTTCTGTTCAGCTTGTTCAGTAAACATAGCAAGCGTCGCATCTGTGAACTCATTCTCACAGATGTCTTTGACGTTTGTTTTTAGATCAGCGTAGTTCATTGCTTACGCCATCGGCCCGCGAGCCATCACACCTTTGGTAGCAGCACCAGTCCCACGAATCTTGATGCCCGTAGTTTTTACGTCTTTCTCAGGATAGCCTGAGTTTTTGAGGTCTACCTTGGGTGCCGGAGTTGGCTGCATTTTAGTAGGTTTCTTAGCCATTTTAGCTACCCCGACCGGATTTCTTGTACGTAAACGAAGACTTCTTCTGGTTAGCAACCTTAGCCAGATTACGACCTAGTTGCTTCATTTGAAGATTGGTTTTACCGCCCTTAGCAAACGTCGGCGTCTTACCAGGGTGCATGGCCTTCTCATGCTTGCGAACTGCTGCTTTGCCTTCCATGATAAATCCTTAAGAAGTGACTATCGTTACTGTACCAACTTGGCCCACTGCAACCAAGTCATTTGGCGTAAGGGGCGCATCAAAGCTACGAGAACCACCTACCGGGTTCCAACCCCACTGAATCTGCCTACTACCCAACCCAAGACTTCCGTCCTCCAAGACTCCAGAAGTTACATACGTCGTATCTCTTCTTGGATTCCTAAGTGCCTGCGGGTCATCAACTGGGTACATCCCCAACTGCAACTGAGGATGATCGGGGTCCCAACATTCATTACAAACCAGTATGTTGACACGCTTGGTCTTAATAATCAGTTCTTTTAGATTGCGCAGGCGAAACCGAAAGCCACAACGATCACACATCGCAATGGCAATCTTGCCTGACGCATATCTATTCCCCATTACGCCGCACCGCCAATGAACTGGCGGCGAGGTACAAACCGTACAGCAGCTTTCTCTCGATCCTCGCCCGCTGCTAAATTAAACTGCTCATCATATGCCGCCTTTAGCATATCTACCCTAGGCGCTAACTCAGGCACCTTCATAGCAATGTGATACGCAAGCCCCGCTACCACACATGGCAAGAACCTAAAGTTCATGTCAGCAATCTCGATCCCCGCCCCCGCATCCTGCACACGGCGAAGTCTCCAGTACACAAACTGATAAGTCGTGCTGTTATCTGGCGTAGGCCATACAGTTACTGCAGGTAGGTTTGGGTTGTAGATTGCAGCGCCAGTTGAATGAGATGCTGCAGTTGTCCCGTTTTGTCCACGAAATACACCACCTAATACGTTGCCGTTTAGGTAGCCGTAGTAAATGTCTTCTGAATCAATCCTGATGAAGCCCGCAGAAGGTAGCCCCGCTGTTGACGACAACGTGATTGTCGTTGTGTTTGACGAGTTAATAGAGCCATTGAGCGTAGCTCCGGTCGGTGCTACCTGACCTGATAGCCTTTGTACCCACACTTGAATGGGCCTTGCCTGCTGAAGCTTATTGGGGATCGTAGCGTAGGTAGAAACGCTAATCCGGGTGATCGTCAGGTCCGCCTGCGTTGAAGCAGTATTCTGCCCAGTGCGTATGACGTGATCTAGCAGATCAATGGTGTCCAGAGGAAGCGCATAAGTGTTCAAACCGGGTGTCAGGGTTAGTGTGCCCTGATCAAACGTCCACATATTCAAACCACGATTCTGCCACTCGATGGTCATCAAGTTCATGGACCGTCGGGCCGTACGCAAATCATAGCCCGAACGCATTTCGCGGCCAGCACGCTCCCAGGCTTCCTCGGCAATCTCCGTGAAGTCTAAGTCAAACGCAGTAGTGCCGGAGGTTGTCATCTATATCCTGCCGTTTTCTTAGCAATGCTTTTAGGTTGAGCTACAAACTGTTTACCTTTGGCTTTTCCTGCTCGCTTTGCTCGGGTTGTTGCTGCGTATTCCTGGGGGGAAAGAGCTTTGATAGCAGCCTCTGGAAGGTATCTTTCACCCGTGTCAGAAGATCGTTTACCACTGCGAGTCCTCCACTTTTGAGCGGTCCAATCTTTCAAAGACTGCTGCGGGGCTTTCACTCAAAATCCTCTTTGGTCAACCCAGCTTCTTCTAGCTCAAGCTCTGCCTGTAATTCTTCTGCGCCACAAGTGCATGGGCCGTCATCATGCACAACACACCAATCCATGTGTTTGACATAGATGGATGGGTTTGCAACCGTCGTCTTGATTCTAAAAGCTTCTATATCAATCACGATACCCCCCACCAGCATCTTTATAGCGCTTAGCTAAAAGCTGTGCCTTACGCGCCGACCACTGGCCTGCTCCGGTGCCTTGCACTGCCTGCCCTTTGATCTTGTTGAACAATGCTTTACGCATGCCGGGTTTGGTGTAGTTTCCAGCTTCGTTCACGCGGGATACCTTACCGCCCTCAGCGTACTCAGTGAAGTCCGTGTTATCACGGCGCTTCTTAAGTTTGCCTTTGGGCATTTTGCTTGGGTTAATTGCGCCCATCCCGCGTGACGACATCATGTTTACACCATCCGGCCTTTGGTTTTGCCACGCTGCGCACAGCCATCAGCGGCTTTGACGTAGCCACCGCCTTTGTAACCCTTCATGGCTTTATCATAGGCTTCGCCCATCTGAGTGCGCTCACGCTCACGGCGTACTTCTTCCATAGCGCGTTCAGCCACACCGGGGGCGGGCATCATCGACATCTCACGAGCCTGAGCAGCGCGGGCTTCTGCATCACGAGCTGCTGCTTCGTTCTCACTCATGTCAGGAGGCGTTGCCCCTCTCATGGAACCCAGATTACGGGTTTTCTCTTTACGTCGATCACGCGACATCTTATCCATGTCAGCACTTCCCGCCATAAGCCATCTTGACTTGTTTTGCTTTGGTCTTGCCTTTTTGTGCAATACCGTCAGCCGCTTTGGTATAGCCGCCAGCAGAGTAGGCCATGCCGCCACCCATCATCTTTTTGGCCATGCCACCGTGTTTCATTTTGCCAACGCCGTCCGCAGCAAACGCCGGAACGCGTTTACCGTCTTTTTCAACCATGGGCATGCCGCCGCCTGCATAACCGCCTTTTTTCATGCCTTTGGCTTCAGCCATCTCATGTTTGATCATGGACTTAGGAGCGCCTTTTTTCTTCATGAAGGCAACCTCTTTGCCCATCATTGCCTTGGATTCTTTCATGTCACCACCCTCGTTAAATTTACGGCCTTTATCGGCCTGCATGAACTCACGGCCAACCTTCTGAGAAATCCCCATCCGCTTAGCAGCGGCGGGGTCATTAGCGACCATCGCCATCAAATTGTGCTGGGCTTGGCTTTTGGACGGCATATTAACCACCAAACAGCCGTTTAAGGCCCACCGTAATGGCACCACCAATCGTACCGGCAAAAGCCATGACCACCCAGATACCACCCTTGGTCTGATCAATGGTCTCTTTCATAACCTTCATATCCTGACGCAGCAGGTGAATTTCTTTCATGAGGTTACGAACGTCGGCCTCAAGAGCGCCAAACTCTTTAGGGTCTACATCAGCCATGGTTAGCACTTCCATGCTCTCAAACTTTTATTGATACGACTGTTTGGGTCTTTAGCAGTTTTCTCAGACGTGAGCTTCTTCTTCATCCCTTTCATCCGGGCACAGAATGAATCACGCCGAGCACCACCTTCCGGTTGAGGAGCCTTAAGCCCCGGTTTCCCAGGGTTAGCCCTGTTGTACGACGCCCGCCCCTTGGCATTGAGCCCGCCTTCAGGATTTTTCCCCTCTTTGCGCTGCCAAGCAGGTGTCTTAGCCATGATCTACCCGCAGATGATGGTGCAGTAAGTCACGTCAGTCAGGGTAACTACGCAGAAATCTTGCTGTCCACTCAGGGTCGTAATGATCCTCTCAGCGGCCATGTACAAGCTGTTAACTGACGTAGCAGACGCCGGCGTATTGACCTGAAGCTTCAGATTACGGGCAAGTCCATTGGTGTTGAACTTAATTGACCCCGCCACCGCAGTGCCAACATAGTACAAACCCTTAATACGGGCGCGCGGCAAAGCCAGACTACCCGTGGTACCAATTTTGACATTACCTGCTGATGCGCCATCAACCGAGATTGAATCAACGCGCGCATAGTAATTGGAGGACGTGATAGCTCCAGCATTGGCGCCTTGAAGTACTTCAGTGACAACCGTATTCGTCAAATCACCAACTCGAATACCGGTAATTGTGAAGTAAATCCCAGTGTCATCCGCAGCCGACGTGATGATTACTTTGTAACCATAACCATTCGGACCAACAGAGTTCTCTAACAAAAAGATATTGCCGGCGCCTGCAATTGCAGCATTAGCGCGGTAATACGCATCGTCTGTAGCAGGCGTTACCGCCCAGACATCATATTGCATAGAGGCCATGAGTGCCTCCTATTAGGCTACGGCCAGACCGGTCTTGATGTCTACCCAATCAGTGCCTTTGCCAAAACACACCGTGCCAGCGCCAGCGTTGGCATCAGACACATAGATCAGCGCGCCCACCACAACCGGAGGAAGTGACGTAAGCGTATAAGCAACAAGGGTAGGGGTACCGGCAATATTGCCAGTGACGTTACCGGTCACGTT